AAGCGCGTAAACTGCTCTCTAGAAATAACCACAAGGGCTTTTCCACCTCTCTTGAAGGAAATCCAGAAGACAACTCAAAGAGTGCAGAGGTTGTTCTTTATAAGGAACTGAGAAAAATTTTTAATATGGCAAGACAATATAGTAATAATATTTGTTATGGAGGAGGGGTTGCTTTAAATTGTGTAGTGAACGCTAAGCTACAAAACGAGCACCCGTTCATGTGGATTATGCCTAATCCTGGAGATGCTGGAGCTTCCTTAGGAGCATCTTTATTGTCTTATGGTGGTAAAGTCATCTTCACCCCATATTTAGGTGAATGTATTCAAAAAACGGTTGATCCAAAGGAAGTCGTTGATACACTGCTTCACAAAGGCATGTGTGGAATTGCAAATGGACCTGCTGAGTTTGGACCACGGGCTTTAGGTAATAGAAGTCTTCTAGCGGATCCTAGAACGCTACAGATGAAGGATCTGGTTAATACAGTAAAGAAGAGACAAAAGTTTCGCCCCTTTGCTCCTGCCATTCTGGAAGAACATTGCCAAGATTATTTCCGTATGCCAGCAGAAAGTCGTTATATGTCGTTTGTATACGACTGTAAGCGTCCTGATGAGATCCCAGCATGTGTTCATGTAGATAATACTGCTAGAGTTCAAACAGTGCCCATGTGGTCTTCTAGCATCCTTAGAGAAATACTTGAATGTTGGTATGCACGTACTGGTTGTCCAGTTCTTCTTAATACATCACTCAATATTCGTGGTATGCCAATCGTTAATAATTGGCAAGATGCACAAGAATTTGCTGCAAAATATAACATTGAGGTTTTTTAATGAATAATGTTATTTGTTCGTTGCCATTTAGTCAAATTCATAATCAACCAGGTCTCAGTTATACTCCTTGCTGTTGGTCAAAAAAGGCATCAGAATTTGATCCATCCAATACATTGCCAATAGATTATTTTGATAGTGAGGAATTTAGAAGATTAAGAAAAGAAATGATAACTGGAGAAAGAACAGATTTTTTAAATTCTTACTGCAGTGCTTGCTATAAGTTAGAAGAAGAATCTAAATCATCTCCTAGATTATTAAATCCAATCAATGAACAATTATTGAAAAATTTCAACAGCGATGGTTCTTTAGTAAAAAATCAAAATAGGTTTATATCTTTAGCAATCAATATTTTTGGAAATTATTGCAATTTAGAATGCTATGCATGTAGAACAAGAAACTCTTCATCAAGAAATTCTGCAATAAAAAAAATAGATCCAAAATGGACTTTAATTGATGATTTTAAAATCATTACACATTCCAAATCACAATCTGAAAAGTATACTTATGTTCCAGATTCTGATATAAAAAAAATATCAAATGATCAATTTGATCAAATTAAATCACACTTAGTCAAATACTCTTCCAATATTTTATCAATTGAAATAATTGGTGGAGAACCATTTTTGATGAAATCTCATTTTGAAATATTAGATAGTTTGATTGAGTGTGGGCAATCTAAACATATTGAATTATCATATGTTTCAAACATGACAATAGTTGATCTTGATGTAATGAAGTATTACATCGATCATTTTAAATTTACTCACATACAATGGAGTGTTGATGCGCTAAAAGAAAGAAATTACTGGTTGCGTTACCCAACTGACTGGGAGAAAACAACTGAAAATGTTTTTAATATTCAAAAGTATTTAAAAAAGACAAATTCAGGAATTATTTTTTCTACAATAACTCCAAGTCTGTTATCTATTACAACTTTGAAAAATACTTATGGATGGCTACGTGTAAGAAATTTAATATCACATAACAATAATATAGTAAATACCTTAACATCTCCAAAAATATTAAGAACAAGAAATCTTCCAAATGAAATAAAGGATGAGATATCACATACCATAAAAAGTATATCACAATCACATTATAATGATTTAATTCAAGAACGAAATGAAGAAGAATTTCAATTATCTATTGAATATTGTGACGAATTGGATAAATCTAGGGGCACTGATTGGAGATCTACATTTCCTGAAATCGCAAAATACGCAAATTGACATTATCTAAATAACGTGGTATCATGCCTTTGGGTGATACCCGTTTACGTAAACAAATCAAATTGAAGTATATTCATGGCAAAAGGTTTTAAAGTGGTTACGAAACCACCTACATCATCTTCTAATAATACAGATGGTTTTAATTTAGAAGAAGCAAAACAAATGATTAAAGACAAGAGCATTGTCTTTTGTCTTCCTGGTAGAGGTGTTTCATATACATATCTCAAGAATTTTGTACAACTCTGTTTTGATCTTGTACAAAATGGTGCGTCAATCCAAATTTCACAAGACTATTCTTCAATGGTCAACTTTGCCCGTTGTAAGTGTCTTGGTGCTAATGTCCTTCGTGGACCAGATCAACTTCCTTGGGATGGTAAACTAAAGTACGATTACCAACTTTGGATTGATAGTGACATCGTATTCAACACAGAATCTTTCTATCGCCTTGTATGGATGGATAAAGATATCTCTTGTGGTTGGTATGCAACTGAAGATGGAGTAACAACATCGGTTGCACATTGGCTTGAAGAAGATGACTTCAAGAATAATGGTGGTGTCATGAACCATGAGATGGTTGATGGCATTCAAAAGCGTCGTAAACCATTCACTGTGGATTACACAGGATTTGGTTGGACACTAATCAAACACGGTGTGTTTGAGCATCCAGAGATGAAGTATCCTTGGTTTGCACCTCAGATGCAAGTTTTTGAATCTGGTGAAGTTCAGGATATGTGTGGGGAAGATGTTTCGTTCTGTCTTGATGCTATTAAGGCAGGATTTGAAATTTGGTGTGATCCAGTCTGTCGAGTAGGACACGAGAAGACACGAGTTATCTAATATATTAAGTAGTATTTTGTGTCGGATTACACATGGAGAAATACGATATATATTGTCAGGGGAGAAAAATTTACTCTTCCATAACGGAAGAAGAAATGTTGGACATCACGCAAGAACTTGCTGATCAATTTTATACGAATGGTACTCCCCATCCTGACGATATTGTGGTAGAATATCTTGGTTACGACATTGAGTAAATTATGGCAGTGAAACGATCTTTGAGTGGTTCAAAAATCATTGAATCATCTCCAAAAAATACACGTCAGGGACGCTCCAAAAACACAAAGCTTTCTGCAACTAGTAGAAATTGTGCCAAAAAGCGTTACAGAGGTCAAGGAAAATAATTCGTAATTAATAAGTTGGTTTGAATTCCACTTCACATCATTTATCGAAGATGGAGTTTATCCATACAGAAAATAGAATATGCTTATCAACAGTATTAATGTCCTTGATGGTAACATCAGCAGTGATAAAATTGACTGATGCTTCTATCACTATAGATAAATTATTATCAACATATAAAAAATAAGGTATACATAAGACAGGAGATATCTCCTGTCTTTTTTATTTTTATGGCATATCTAAATCATAACCTACCAACAATAACTTGTTATATTCGTAATGAGTTTTTATATAATCATAAGAAGGGGCATGGAGAAGTAACCCTATGCGATGTCCATTCTGTAGCATCATTAGAAAAACATGTTCCATTATTTGAAACATTTTTAGAAAATGGCGTCAATTGGACAAGAAGACCTATTCATGCATTTTGTTGGAAACCAGATGCACCAGTTCCTAAATTAGAAGAATGCATGTGGTGGGATTGCTTTTCACCATATATTGATGTTCAAGTTCGTGCAAGACTTGCAAATCTTAGAGCTGAACTTATAAATTATCGTGGAGAAAAGAATGAAGGGACATATTTATTCACTCTTGACTGGTCATGGGAATCAAAATCTACTTTGAATACGAATTTTAGTGAGACACCAGAACATAAGTGTGCTCATGTATTCAAAATGGATAATGGAAACTTCTATGCTTATCCAAACAATAAAATCATTTGGTTCGATGATGCATGGACAAAAAATAGAATTACAAAAAATCCTGGTTATGAAATAGATTTGACTGAATACTCAGTAGAAAATCGTAGAAAAATTGAAACCTCAGATGATTTCATGTATGAGACTGTGACAATTTCAGGATAGAACCCTGTAAAAAGTTCTGATTTTACATAATCAGACAATTTATGGAACTTAGAAAAGAAAAAACTCACAATTTGACTATTCAAAATAAACTTCATGAAAAAATTCGCAATGATGAAGACTACGACGATTGGGAATATGGAACAGAACCCAGATACGAAATGCCTATAAATACGAATAAATAAACGAAGATCCTATAAAAAGTGCCTCTTCAAAAAATTTCTAGGGGTTTCAAGGACATTTCACTGTCAATGAAGCGTCATCCAGTTACCAATGATATCCTTCCATTGAAAAATGAGGATGCAATCAAGCGTGCTGTTCAAAATTTGGTTAGAATTAAAGTTGGAGAGGTATTTTTTAACAATCTAATTGGCACTAGAATTAGCGGAGCGTTATTTGAACTAGCAACAAGTGATTTTACTGCTCCAATAAAGACAGAAATTGAAACCGTTATTACAAACTTTGAGCCAAGAGTTGTACTAAAAAGCGTTGAAGTTGATCCAGATCCTGATAATAATGCACTAGAAGTTACAATATCTTATGACATAGTTGGTTTATCAACGCCTACGCAGACAGTTACCTTCATCTTAGAACCAACTAGACTATAATGGCACTAACACAATTTACAAATTTAAATTTTGAGGATATAAAATCCTCAATTAAAGATTATCTAAGAGCAAATACAAACTTTACAGACTATGACTTTGAGGGATCTAATCTTTCAGTCATTATAAATTTGCTTGCATATAATTCTTATATCACTGCCTATAACACAAATATGGTGGTGAATGAAACTTTTATCGATTCCGCAACATTGCGTGAAAATGTTGTATCTCTTGCACGCAATATTGGGTATGTTCCTCGTTCAAAGCGTGCAGCAAAAGCAACTGTAGACTTTTTTGTTACTGGATTTTCAACAACAACAGACACAATTTCATTTCAACCTGGAGTTGTTGCAAATGGAAGCGTTTCTGATGTTAATTTTATCTTCTCTTTACCAGAAAAAGTTACCGTAGCGGCAGATAGTGGCACTTCTTCGGGAAGTTTAGAGATCTATCAGGGACAATATCTTGAAAATTCGTGGACAGTTAATAATTCTCAACCAAATCAACGATATATTATTCCAAATGATAGCGTTGATACTTCAACTTTACGTGTAAGAGTAAAAAATACCTCTACAGATACCACTTCTACAGAGTATAAACTAGTAGATAACATTCTTGGCATCACTTCTACGTCGAATATTTACTTAATTCAAGAGACAACAGACGAAAAATACGAAATTTTATTTGGTGATGATATTTTTGGTAAAAAATTACAATCAGGAAACGTAATTACTGCCTCATATATCAAAACAAACGGTAAAGATGGCAATGGTGTATCTGATTTTAGATTTGCTGGAACAATTTTTGATGAAAATAACGCAAATATAACGTCTTTTAGTGTAGATTTGACTGCTCAAGTACCATCTGAGAATGGAGATGAGATAGAACCAGTCGAAAGTGTCAAATATTACGCTCCTAGACTATATTCATCACAGCATAGAGCAGTTACTGCAAGTGATTATGAAGCAATTTTACCAACTCTATACCCAAATATTGAAAGTGTAAGTGCATATGGTGGTGAGGATCTAAATCCACCCCAATACGGAAGAGTTTTTATTGCAGCAAAACCTAGAAATGGATCTTTCCTATCAGATTTTACTAAAAAGCAACTTTTACAATCGTTAAAGAATTATTCTGTTGCAGGAATTGTACCTCAATTTGAAGATTTGAAATATCTTTATGTTGAAATCGATAGTTACGTTTATTATAACACTAATTTTGTTGGAGATCCAAATAATCTAAAAACAGATGTGATTTCTGCAATCACTTCTTATTCTAGAAGTTCAGAAATGAACCAATTTGGTGGAAGATTTAAGTATAGTAAAATTTGTTCACTAATTGATAACGTCAATACTGCGATTACTTCAAATATCACAACTGTGAGGATCAGAAGAGATCTTGTTGCGAGTATAGGACAACCCGCACAATATGAGTTATGCTTTGTCAATCAATTTTATAACGGAAACCCAAAATATAATGTAAAAAGTACAGGATTTACTATTTTTGGCATAGAAGGAACTTGCTATTTTTCAGATACAGTTGTAAATGGTTCTAATATTGGTAATCTGTTCTTATTCCAAGAAATCTCTGATAAAGAAATTAATATTTTATCAACAAAGTTTGGAACAGTCAATTATGACACTGGTGAAATCCTTATAGATACTGTAAATATTACATCGACCAGTTTACCAGACAATATTATTGAAGTTCAAGCAATTCCTTTATCAAATGATGTTTTGGCGAGAAAGGAATTGTACTTGCAGTTGAATGTTGCTAAGAGTAATTTCTTTATGAAGCAAGATAGCATCTCATCAGGTGCAAACACTTCTGGAACAAGATTTGATGTTCAGTCAAGCTATCAAAACGGTAAAAAAACAAGATAACAGATGATTGAAACCTCCCTATCAAAAGTCAAAATCAATGAAATTATTCAGGGACAAATTCCCGAATATATTGATGTTGAAAATCCTTATTTTGGAGAATTCCTAAAGCAGTATTATTACTCTCAGGAGTATCAGGGAGGTCCTGTTGATATTGCAGATAATTTAGTTGAGTATAAAGGTTTAGATTATCTCAACACAAGAAATCTTATTGGATTTACATCATTAACATCATATATTAGTGGTGTTGATGAAACAATCTATGTAAATTCTACAGATGGTTGGCCATCACAATGGGGTCTACTAAAAATTGACAATGAGATCATTACCTATACAGGTATTGGATCTACTTCATTTACTGGATGTGTTCGCGGATTTAGTGGAATTGAAAAAAATACTAAAACTAATCAACCAGAATATCTAACATTTACTTCTAGTGGAATTTCAACTCATGCATCAAATGCAAGGGTCGAAAATCTAAGCAATATCTTTTTGAATGAATTTTTAAAGAAATTAAAAACTTTAGTTCTACCAGGATTTGAAGATAGAAGTCTAACTGGTGATCTTAATGAAAGTAATTTCATTAGACAAGCAAAAGACTTTTATAAGTCAAAAGGAACTGAAGAAGCATTCAAAATCCTCTTCAAAGCACTATATGCTGAACAGGTTGAACTGGTTCAACCACAAAAATTTGTAATTAAACCATCAGATGCAGATTACATTAAAAATGATATATTAGTCTGCGAATCTATTAGTGGAAATCCCGTTAAAATTGAAGGACAAACATTATTTCAAGATACAACACCACTTCAAACTAGTGGATCAATTTATAACGTTGAAAAAGCAATAATAGATGGTAGAACATATTACAAAATTGCAATTTCAAAAGGAACTACAATTGGCAAATTCCTTCAAGTAGGAAAAACTTTTGTTACTAAAACATCTGGTGCTGGATCTACTATTATTAATGCTGATAGTACGGTAGGATTTGGTACAACAGGAAATCTAACCTACGAAGATCTTCAACTTTCTTATACAGATAAAAACTATACCCAATTCCTTGGTGTTTCTGGTATTACAACAACTGTAGGTATTAGCTCAACCGTTTTTGCTTCTGGACTTCAAGCATACTCATATGAAGATGGGGACTTGGATGCTCCAGTTTATCTGAATATTGTAGGGACAATTAATAATTTCAATGGACTTGCAATAAATCAGCAAGAAGAAAGCAATATCAATATAAAAACTTTAGGTATTGAACAAAAAGACACTAGATTTACTTCATGGATTTATAACACCCCAACAAAATATATTGTTAACAATATTATTTCATTAGGTTCTAATGTATATGAATTTTTATTCTTTTCGGATCATGTTCTCTATGTTGGTGATATTCTTGATATTGTAGATGAAGATAATAATACTATTGTAGGAACTTTACTTCAAATTATCAATAATAAAACAATTCAAGTCAATTGTTCTTCTTTAGATTTATCTAAAGAACATTTTATTAGAAGACAACTAAAGACAAATAAAGATTACACTGCAGATGTTCAAAACGTTTATTCTGCTGGTGCTGATGTATATGTTGCATCAAATAGTCTTCCACACTGGTCTATAAATCCCCAAAAGAGAATTAGAAATTTCACTACATCTGGAGTCGCAACAAATACACAAATTTTAATTACAGATCATCATTTCAATGATGGTGAACTTGTAATATACAAACCATCAAGTACAAATGGTGCTGTATCTGGATTGAGCACCAATCAATCTTACTATATTCGTAAAGTAGACGATAATACCATTTCACTTGCATATTCACTAGAGAATGCTCGTAGAGGTCAATATATCACTATTTTTGGATCTGCTGATTTATCTGGAATTACCACACATTCTCTAACTCCAAGTAATGTTGGTTTTTCTACAATTGGAGCACAAAAATTACTAAGAAAGTTTGTAGTCCCTGAGTATAGTGAGACTAAAAATGAGACAATTCAAGGTGGAGTTGGATTATTTGTCAATGGAGTAGAAATTTATTCTTATAAATCTACTGATAAAGTTTTTTATGGTCCAATTCAATCAGTTGGTGTTCTAAATGAAGGATCAAACTTTGATGTAATTAATCCTCCTAGACTTTCTGTTTATCAAGATGGGCATACTGGTGCGGGTTCATCTGTTGTTGCACATGTATCTGGAACTATTCAAGAAATTCTTGTTGATACTGAAGGATTAGATTATACAAGTACCCCAACAGTTTATATTAGTGGTGGTAATGGTTCTGCTACTGCAGAAGCAAAAATGAAGTTGGTTGCTCATCAAGTAGACTTTGATAGCACTAGCACTGGCGGTATTGTAGATACTGTTACTGATAAAATTACCTTTCCAGAAGCACATGGGTTCAAACATGGTGAAGAAATTATCTACAACACTCGTGGAACAACCCCTATTGGTCTTGGAACAACACCAGGAACACTTGTCAACGGTTCTTCGTATTTTGTCATCAAAAATAACGACTATACTATCTCATTAGCAGAAACAAGACAGAAAGCTCTTGTTGGCATTGCAACACTTGATATCACTTCCAATGGTCAAGGATTTCATGCTTTCTCTACTAAAGAAAGAAGACTAAAAGTTGATAAAGTTTATATTATTGAAAATGGAACATTCTACAATAGGGAGAATACAACAACTCTTGTTGGTATCAATACATTTACCGATATAATCACAATTAGTAACCATGGATATGCTTCTGGTGAAGAACTAAAGTATTCTACAACAGGATTATCGGTTGGTGGACTAAGTACATCAACAAAATATTACGCCATAAAAGTCGATAACAACCAATTTAGAGTATCAATTTCTACTAGTCTGACGAATTATGTTGGATTGACTAGTGTTGGATCTGGATACCACATTTTCAATTATCCATCAATTACAATCACTCTAAATGGTCCTCAAGGTATTACTACAGCAAACGCTACTGTTACTCCAATTGTAAGAGGATCCATATCTGATGTTCATGTAAAAGATGGTGGTGGTGATTTTGGATCAACAATTATCAATGATAATTATAAACCTGAAATCAGAATTATTGAAGGATCTAATGCATCACTAAGACCATTAATTGTAAATGGTAGACTTGATAGTGTTATTGTAAAAAGTGGTGGTTCAAATTATTTTAGTGTCCCAGATATTATTATCGATGGTGATGGTTCTGGTGCAAAGGCAAAAGCAAATATATCTAATGGTCAGATTATAAGCGTTGATGTTATTGATCAGGGTGGAGGATATACAACTAATGGAACAACAATTACTGCATCAACACCAGGACAAGGAGCAATATTCTCATCCAATCTAAAGGAATGGACAGTCAATCAAGTTGAAAGATATGCAAAAATTGGTGATGTAAGTTCTGATGATGGTTTCTATGAAACTGTAAGAAATACTAAACTTGGTAATCCTTATGTCAATTACTATGTTTCAAGAACTCTAAGAACTTTCTTAGGGGATAATGGATCTCAGCATTCTCCAATTTTAGGATATGCATATGATGGAAGTCCAATTTACGGACCATATGCATTTGCAAATTATACTGGAACTGGAGCACTAAAATATTTACAACCAAGTTATGCAAAGATTTCTGGTGCAAGAGTTGATGGACCAAATATTTCACAATATCCAGCAGGATTTTTTGTCGAAGACTTTACGTATGTTCAAGGTAGTGGTGATCTAGATGAATATAATGGTCGCTTTGCAATTACGCCAGAATATCCAAACGGTGTTTATGCATACTATACAACAGTTTCATCCTCTGTTGTAAACGACAATGGTAGTCCTTTCAGTGGAGTAAGACAACCAGTATTCCCATATGTAATCGGCAATTACTATAACTTCACTCCAAGCATTTTTAACTATGCTTATAATTCTACACAAGATATTGATCCCATTTCTTTAAGTTTAGTAAGAAATACTGATGCTTATAAGATCAATGATGGGTATGAATTTATTTCAAATTCAAATAAGAATACAACTATACAATCTAAGATTTCTAAAATAAAATCTGGAAGTGTAGAAAGAATTGATGTAGTAGAAAGTGGTTTAGATTATAATGTTGGAGATAGAATAGTATTCAATAATTCAAACACGTCTGGTTTTGGTGCTGTTGCAAAAGTATCAAAAATTATTGGTGTTGCAGTAACAGATATAACTTCATCAATAACAACTTTGAGTAATATTGATTTGGTATGTAACAATGCATCAGTAACTGCTATTTCAACAACTCCACATAATTTATCAGATAGTTCTTATGTAAGTATTGTTGGAATATCTTCTACGTCATTCAATAATATAACTGGAACATTTAGAATTGATGTAAAGAATGTAACTTCTGGTTTAGCAACTTCGATGCTAGCAACTGGACTTACAACTAGTGTCCAAATAACAGATCTTGCATCAAAGTTTTCTGTAAATGATATTATAAAAATTGACAATGAACAATTCCTGGTTACGGGAATTGATAAAGTAAATAATAAATTGAATTTGCTGAGAAGATATAATGGAACAATAGGCGCTGCACATACAAATCGCGCAGAAATTGTTCGCCTTGAAAAAGAATTCACTTACGAACTTGATAAGGTAGTTTCTCTATCAACTCCTAAAAATGAAATCGTATTTTTTGATGCCTCGTCCTCTGTTGGAGTTGGATTGACTTTTGGTGTTGGTATTGGAACAACTATTTCTTACATTGGAGCAGGAAATAGTCAGAAATCAATCTTTATACCTACTAGAAGTATTTTTCTACCAGACAATCCTCTGATCCACGGAGAGGAAGTTTTCTATAGTCCTGGTGCTGGTACTTCTTTGACATATTCATTGAATGGTAGTATAACATCTCCAATGCCATCAAAGATGTTTGTACAGAAACTTACAAAAGATTTGATTGCACTTACAAATGTAAAAACTGGTATAAATTCTGATTTATCACGAGTTTTCTTCAATGGAAATATTGGAATTGGTAATAGTCATTCCTTTACAACCAGAAGAAATGTCGTTACATGTAATGTAAAAACAGTAAATGTTGTTGTATCTACTGCATCTTCTCACCGATTGAGACCAGATGATGTCATTGATATGACAGTTGTCTCTACTGCTACAAGTGCAGTATCTGCAATATACGATCCAGTTACTCGATTTATAAGTATTGGTTCATCAATCAATCCTAGAATTGATGTTACTGTTGGAGATTACTTAGAATTTGATGTTTCTCATCCAAGTTTACTAAGCACTAAGTTAGAATTTTTCTTGGATCAAACTTATAATAAAACGTTTGTTGGATCTGGTGTATCTGCATTAGAAATTACAAATCAATTCGCACCAGGAATTACCTCGGCAAAAACGACAATACATTTTACAGAGCAAGTTCCTTCAATATTATACTATAGATTTACTTCTCAAAATCCGTCCAAGATTATTGAAATTAATAAAGATATTAATGAGTATTCAAAAATAGTTGTTCGTAATAGTAAGTTTACAGGAACACATTCACTGACGACAACAACAAATCAAACATTTACATATAATATTTTTGAAATACCAGAAAGAGTAGGTTATACCAGTGTATCATATATCAATTACATAACAAATTCTACTAACACAAAGGGATCCATTGCAAAAATTGATATTTTAGATGGTGGAAAAAATTATAAATCTACACCGAAAGTATCTGTAGCATCTACAACAGGTTCTTCTGCAACACTAAGGACATATGGATCAAACATTGGTTCTATTGATAGCGTTCAGATTTTAGATTTTGGATATGACTATCCATCAGACAAAACACTACAACCACAAGCAGCAGTTCCTCAAGTCATCATACTCAAAGATAATTATAGTGTTGATACTGTTGCAATTACCTCTACTGGATCAAAATATCTGTCTGCACCAGATCTAATTGTTTATAATAGAAAATCTAACACCGTCAATACAGAAGTAAGTCTTGTTGCTTCTTTATCTGGAAGTAGTGTTGGATCTATAAACATTGTCAACGCTGGAGGAAATCTCAAGAGCACTGATAATGATCTCATTGCAGTTAATAACACTAATGGTGTTGGAATTATTAGTGCTACGTATTCTGCACCAAATGTGACACTGAAATTACAAACACCAACTTCAGGATTTACTACATCTAATCCACTACCGTTTGCTGTTGGAGATCAAGTATTTGTTGAAAATGTTGGT